TAATGGCTCTGTGGTTCTGTGAACTACGCGCCAGAGAAGTAATCGGAGTTACTCGTAGCGGTCAGGCTCACATCAGTAATAAGTGGGCCACTAAAAGTCAACTTCAAAACCGTTTCACACTCAATGTAAACGATTATGAATACGGAAACGAATAGGAGAAAACAATGCCAGCACCATTAGTAGGAGCCGCTGCCGCTGTTGCGGCACGTCTTATTGCAAAGAAACTTGGTACAAAAGCAGTAAAGAAAATTGCTATGACACCAAAGCAAGCAGCACTAAAGAAGAAGGCTGCTGTTAAAGTAGGACCTAAAAATTCAGTCAAGGTTGTAAAACCTAGTACGCTTAGTGGTGTTAAAAATAAAAACGCTAATGTTACAGTGCAACTTCGCAAATCAGGCGAGGCTGCTAAGCGTTCCGCTGCAGATGTAAGAACTGGAATGCCTAATGCAACAGTTAAGATTAAATCTGGTGGAGATATTAAGCCTGCTTTCCCAAAAAAGACAAAAACACTATCTTACAATCAGGCAAAAAATATGCCAAACCTTATTAAGATTGATAGTGCAAAAGGCAGCAAACTAAAAAAGACGGCTTACCGCTACTTCGAATAAATAATTTTTTTCAAACTTCGTTAGGATAATAATGGTTGCAGATATAGATACTATTGCTAAGCGCGTTGATAACCTCAAAATGCGCCACGCAGAGCGCGACGCTCGTATGCAACAAATCCAGGCTGTCCGCAAGGGCAATATGGTTGATGTGTTTCCAGAGATGTTCCCAGAGGGAATGCCTCACTCAATGGTTGCTAACTTCATCGATGTCGCTGCGCGCGATCTAGCAGAAGTACTAGCCCCACTGCCATCATTTAACTGCTCAACAGTAAATATTTCTAACAACAAGGCTCGTGCCTTTGCTGACAAGCGCGGTATGATTGCTAATAACTACGTATACAATTCACGCCTACAGTCACAGATGTACTGGGGCGCTGACTGGTATTTCTCATACGGATTCCTACCAATCCACGTAGAGCCAGACTTTGAGGATAACCTTCCTCGTATCCGAGTTGAAGATCCTATGGGTTCTTACCCAGAGTTTGATCGCTTCGGACGCTGCGTAGCATACGCTAAGCGTTATATGAAAACTATACACGAACTTGCTAATGAGTTCCCAGAACACGCTCCAGCACTTCTTGGTCGTCTTGGTTATGACCGAGATAACAATATGGATGTTGAACTCATCAAGTATATGGACAAAGATCAAACCGTCCTTTATGTACCTTCACGTAATAATTTAATTCTTAGCCGTATTAACAATCCTTTAGGTAAGATGACAGTGCGTATCGCACGTCGCCCAGGAATTGATGATGAATCACGCGGACAGTTTGACGATGTTATCTATGTACAGATGGCTCGCGCACGTTTTGCAAACCTTGCTATGGAAGCGGCTGAAAAGTCTATCCAAGCACCATTTGTCGTACCTGCCGACGTATTAGAATTGCCTATGGGACCTGATGCGATCATTCGCACATCCCAACCACAAGGTGTCGGGCGTGTCAAACTTGACATTCCCGCTGCTACTTTTCAGGAGCAATCAGCACTCCAATCTGAATTACGACTTGGTGCTCGATATCCTGAGGGTAGAACTGGAAACATTGACGCTAGTATTATTACTGGTCAAGGTGTCCAGGCACTGCTTGGCGCATTCGACTCTCAGATCAAGGCTGGTCAAACCATTCTTGCTGAGGTGTTCGAAGATATCGTCCAGTTGTGCTTCGAAGTAGATGAAATGCTATTCGATGAAGAAAAGAGTGTTAGAGGAACAGCGCAAGGTACACCGTACGAGTTAAAGTACAAGCCAAGCAAAGACATCAATGGAGACTCCTCAGTGGAGGTTCGATATGGTTTGATGGCTGGATTAGACCCTTCCCGCGCCCTAATATTCTCTCTCCAAGCACTAGGTGCAGACCTAGTATCGAAAGACTTCATCCGTCGTGAACTTCCGTGGAGCGTTAACGTAACACTGGAAGAACAACGAATTGAAATAGAAAAGATGCGCGATAATCTTACTGCATCCATTACAGCAACTGCACAAGCAATTCCTGCGATGGTCGCACAGGGACAAGATCCATCTGCGTTAATTCGTAATATTGCCGACGTGATTGAACGTCGTCGCAAGGGGGAAAGTATAGAGGATGCTGCATTGGCAGTGTTCACGCCTCCACAGCCTGAACAACCTATGCAGCCAGAGACGGCTCCACCAGGCACACAAGGCCCAGTAGAGCAGGCGCCCCCGTCCCCAGCCACTCCTGGACAACCTTCTGGTGGAGCCCCTCAACAAGAAGCACCACCACAGGATTTAGCAAGCATTCTAGCAACGATGGGATAATATGATGGCAACTCGTAAAAAAGTTATTGACCTAGATACCTACTCTGCTCTTGATGCTTATTGTATTTCTTTGAATGAATATTACAAGTCCCTTCGCCGCGCAGGTTTCTCAACTGATATTGCATTCTGGATGATTACTGACCCAGATACATTTCCTGACTGGATACTCCCTGTTAAGCCCCTAGAAAAAATTGGCGATGCGCCATATGACGATGATGATGAGGATTAATATATGGCAATGCAACAAAAAGTATCAGGTGTTGGTAAGAACTCATCACGTACAGATCGTAACGTCGTAGAACGCACACAGCGCGCACAACGCGAAGCCACTATGGCTAACGCATCTGGTGGCACATATGGCTCACGTGCAACTAATGAACAACTAGCGCAAGGTACAATTCCTACTCCAACTGCAAGCAGCGTTACTGGACAACAAGAATACGTTAATCCAATTAAGGCTATTCCTGCAACCGCATATTCAAATACAGACGTACCATTGTCTCAGGGAGCCCCTGGTGGCCCTGGAGATAACACAGGCTTAGCAGAACCAGTTGATGCAGTTGATCCTGGCTCAGTTACTGCCCGTGCTTTGCTTGCAGCAAATCCAAACTCTAGCCAATTGATTGCACTTGTAGAAGCCTATAACGAATTGGGCATTTAATGGCAGAGAAATTAGACGTATACAAGGAACTTTACTCTAAATCGTCTCTGCAAGAGACAAGAAACCGTATGGTATCTATGGAGTTCGGTTCTTTAGATACTGGTAAGTTTGATAACTTTACTCAAATCTCTAATAAATACCCAAATATTAGCAAAGATTTAGTTATGGCTATGGTAAAGCAGGGCTTTACTGCTAATACTCCTGGTATCGGAACTATTGTTTCTGTAGACGGTATTGCAAAACTTAAAACCGATATGATGAATGTCGATAAGATTAAGAAAACCGTAGCATCTGACCGTGGAATCGTTGGTCAAATCGGAAATGCTCTTAATAACACGGTGTATGCTGGATTAAAGACTACTACTCGCGTAGGTTTTGCTGGACTTCGTTCTATTTACGACCTAGCAACTGTTACTGCACGTAATATTTCAACTGGTGATCCTGCTCGTACACTCACAGATCCAATGAATACCTTCAAGAGCACAACTATTGGCGCACTTGTAAGCGATGTTGTTGACGGTGGCGGCGTAGATACAGGTTCTGGTTTCTTTATTGATCCTAAATCTAAGGTTGGCAAAGATCAAGCCAAGGCTATGCAAGCCTACGGTAAAATAGGTGGAGATTCATTCACTATTGGTCGTTGGGCTGCTAAGAGTATGGCTCAAGATCCCGATACAACTGCGTATAAAATTATATCTGGCACTATTGACGCTGTTCTAAACGTAACATTAGATCCTACTGTATGGGTAGGTCCTGGTTCCGTAGGTAAGATTATTCAAGGTGGAAAAAAAGCCTCAGAATTAAAACTTGCTGCACAGCCATTTACAGAAGAAGCACAGAAGGCTTTACTTCTTGAAAAGCAAGCAGCGCTACGTGCAGAACGTAAAGAACTTTACAAGACTGGCAAACAAGAAGCCGCTAAACAATACAAGCGCATTGATACCAGCCTTCATAAAACCGCTATGGAAATTGCTGAGTTAGAAAAGAAGTCTAACAAGACTCTTGTGAACACAGTAATAGAATTACTTGATACTGAAAAAACTATTATGTTTCCAGGTGAAGTTGGCGACGATGTTGCAAGTCAAACTTTATCTGTACCTGCAGTTGCTAACTGGTTTAGCACTCACGAAAAAGTACGCAACGGTGAACTAACTCGCGCTATTGATGCACTTGCCGCAGAAGCAAAAAACACTGGCGGTTTCTTTAGAGGTAAGATATTCCTAGATGAAGTTCCAGAAGTAGGCAAGATATCTGTAGGCGCCCAAGAGCAGTTTGAGTATGTAATCACTGCTAGAGGCGATGAGAAGTTCAACCTTCTTGACTTAAACGATAATTTTTCCAAGGCTACTCCTAAGCAAATAGACGAAGAAAGAATTAAGCGTTCTAAGTTAGTTGATAAAATCCGCGGTCTATCTAAAAAAACCGATGATACTACACAGATGCAGATATTCCAAGAACTCAGCACTAAGTTAGATCAGCAAACCGCAAACTTAGAAGGTTACTACGGAACCCTCTTTGCTATTGGCGATGAAGTTGTTCAAGCAGAAACACTCGGATCACTTATTGGTCAGGTTGCTAAATACAAGAACCCAGAAGCGATGTATGCAATTCGCACAGCCATTGAGAATATCTGGAAGGTTGATGGATTTACTAACATCCGCTCCATTTATGGAGAAACTGGTGGTGTTGTAATTACTAATAACTCAAAACTAGGTGCAAAGGGAGCAGAAATTGCTATCGCTGCAGCAGAAGTTGCAGACCCAACTAACTTAGGTCCTAACCTTGCTAAACTTCTTTCCTCTATCAAGGGCAGAGAAGAAGTAATTGCTCGTCGTCAGTATGAACTTGAAGATGCAGTACTTAAAGGCAATGAGATAGATGATAGACTTGATTATATTTACTCACTTCGTCAGGCTGCTAATAATGATCCAGAGATCCTAAAAGAACTTATTAACGACCCAGACTATAAAGGTCTAAAAAAGATCCTTAACATTGAAGCACAAGTTGCTCAAAAGTCTGCTGGTATTGAAGCGCTACGCGTAGAAGCAGGATTAGTTGACGGCTTTTCTGGTAACGTAACTAAAGATTTTGATAAGCACTTAAAGTGGCTTCTTGGAAAGCGCTTTGAAGTTGTTGCAGAAATAGTCGCTAAAGAGACAGATCCTGTACGTGTCCACAATTTATTTGGTGGCAAGTTGGATCTAGAACTAACTCAAGCCTTAACTAACGCTGATAACACGGAAGATGTACTAAGGGTTCTTTTGAACCACGTTGGCGGAGAGACTATGGACCCACGCACTGTGCGTGATGCCGTCTCAACTGGCTTGAAATTACAGGCATCTCCAGTAGCACGTCTAGTAGATCCTGCAAACTTAAAGGTAGTTAAATTCGTAGAAACAGTTGACCGTGTATTCGGACGCACCTATGTGCGTGGTTCAGTGCTAAGCCTTGGTAATGGAACAGAACTCCTCAATGGAGTTGCTGACTGGGTAAGTTCTGCTGGTATTAAACAGGCTATTGGTAAAAACCGTCAAGAAGCATTGATTGCTGATATCCAAAGAAACATTTTTAAGGCTACTACTAATCAAGAACGTGGCGCTGCTGTAGTTAATGGCGTTGCTAAAATCGTAGATGCAATTGGAACAGACTTAGCACTAGACGCTAAATTAATTGATGATCTTAAAAAAATTACTACAATAAGCGGTAAAGAACGTGCTCTTCAAAATGTTTACAGTCTAAATAGAAGCGTTACTGACTCAGTTGCAAATATTACTGTTGCAAATGGTGAGACAAGGGCTATTGATAAAGCGCTTATGGAGTGGCAAGCAGTTCAGGACTTCTTATTCCTGCCAGATACTAGAGCAATCTATAAGTCTATAGGTAACTACAAATCCAACGCTGTAATAAATAAGGCTCGTGCTGGTAAAGTACTTTTAGAAGAGTTTGGTGATTTCTGGCGTACAGCACAGTTGGTTGGTCGCTTTGCTTACGTAACACGCAATATTGCAGAAATGCAAATGCGTCAAATGCTATCTGGTCACAATAGTTTATTCACTAACCCACTTGGATTTATTGCTACCGTAGTAGCAAATCCAGAAGGTGGGATATTTGCAAAGTTCTTGGCTAAAGGCGCTAAGTATCAATATGATGCATCTGGTAATCCATTTAAGACTAAAGAGATGGAAGCAGAACTGGGAGATGCTGCAATTAACTTCCGTTCCTGGTGGAGTAGACTTAACTCCGCAGGGGATATTCGTTCTAATAAACGTTCTCAAGTATTTAATAACTTTAAGATTGTTGGAAGTGACCATCCAGAGTTTTCAGAAGGTTTATCCTACACTGTAAATAACTTTGTATCAGATAAATTTATGCCTGCAATCATAAGATTAAAAGACTCATCACCAGAAGCACAACGCAGTTGGTTACAGGGTCTTGTTAATGATTTTGACAATAAAGACAATCCTTTGAGAAACTTTACCTCTAGTATCTTTACTACCAATCCTGGATTGCGTCAGATTTACTTAAAGGATACAACTGAGTCAGGCCCTGGAATTGTCAAAGATAATCTAAACATAGATGATATTCTTATTCATCTCTTTGATAGCAGCCAAGGCGATACCGTTATTAGCCAGATTAACGCCGTAGCCGGCACTGGTGCAAAGTCAAACTTAATCTTTGATTTGATCCGTGATGGAGAAATAACCGTAACTCGCGGTAATAAATTAGTTAAGATTAAGGCTCCATACTCAACAGGCGGCAAGTCGGTTGCAGAACTTAATGTTCTTGAAAAAGAATTTATTAAGAAGATGGCTGATGAGTTTAAGCCAGAGGATCTTGCTGGATCTACTGTATTTGTTAAAAACCAAGAATTTGTATTTGGTCAAGCAGATAAAACATTTACTCAGTTCGTTGACAAGTTCTTTGAACTTGCAGCATATGCTGAGTCTAAGTTAAACTTTGGTCCAGAGTTCCAGATGGCTTATTGGGACTTTGCGGCAGGATATGCACCGCTGCTAAAGACAGAAGATTTACTCCAGTTCCGTGCTAATGCAAACAAGTCGCTTGCTCCTATTACCAAGAACGGTAAGAAGGTATTTGGACGCAGAAGCCCAGTTCTTCGTGAGATTAATAAAGAGATCGCTAAGCGCGAAAAGAATCCTTCCTATGTTGGCGGTACTACAAGCCTAAAGACTATTGATACTATGGCTGCTCGTGAAGCAAGCAAGTATGTTAAAGGTCTATTCTATGATGCAGGTAGACAGAATCAAGCCGCTAATGCTGTTCGTCTAATCTTCCCGTTTGCTCAGGCACATTACAATACGCTAAGCAAGTGGGCTGAACTATCTAAGAATCCAGCACCTGTAATTAAGTTTGCTAAAGCATACGATGCTTTGAATAAAGAAGGATCTAACGTTCTTTATGACATTAGTGGAGTAACTTACGATCCAGAACAGGGTTTCTTCTATCAAGATACGCCTAATGGCCCTAAGAAGTTTAAGACACCATTTGCAGGAAGCATTATCGGTGCTTTGGCTAGTAAGGTTTCTGGAGTTGAGGGTGCTAGTCAAGCACTACAGATGACTTCCCCAGTTCAGTCACTTAACTTAGCATTCGGACAGGTTAACCCAGGACTTCCTGGCATTGGTCCAGTAGCACAGGGATTATTCGCCGCTACAGGGCGATCTACAGCATTTGGTCCTGTAAACGATATTCTAAGAGACATCATCACGCCTTTTGGTAAGCCAAAGAGCGCTGAGGATTTTGTATTCCCTGCGTGGCTTAAAAAGACAATTGCTTACCGTATGGGTGATGAAGCAACAGTACAGCGTGGAGTTAAAGATTGGGCTGCATATCTTGCCTCAACTGGCAACTATGGAGAGAATCCAATGGCTAGTGATGCTGAAAGAAACCGTCTATTTAAGGATGCGGAAGCACTTTCACGCGAGGTTGGCTTCTTTGGTGCTCTATTCCAGAGTATCTCAGCAGCAACACCGCAAGATGAAGTCCTTGCAAAGATTAAAAGTCCTGACAACAAGTTAAATTTTATGACAATGACTATGCTTTATGATCACTGGCAAAGAATTTCAGACAACAATCCTGGTGATTATGGTAAGTCTGTAACCTTATTTGCTGATACTTACGGCATAGAAAACTTGCTTGTTACCCTTGGTGGAACTACACCAGGAGTTAGAGGTACGGAAGATGCTTGGACTTGGTTAAATAACAACCCAGAAGCAGTATCTAAGTATGCCAAGGCTCCTGGAGATATTATTCCATACTTCTTCCCTGGTGGAGAATACTCTCTAAAGTATTACAACTGGCAAAGAAGTAGCGGTGCTCGTCGTCCACTATCTACAAATGAATTAGCAAATGAGGCTGAGTCACGGGTCTACACTATGATGAAGAGCCAGATTGCTAATGAACAGATAGCCAATGGCTATGGTCAGATTTGGTATACAGAACAGATTGCTAAACTTGATCAAACATTTGGTGGATCTAAGCCAGCATCTACTATCACAACAGGTGCGGTAAATGAAAAGATTGCTTCTGTTGAGAATGCGTTAGAAGATCCAGCGTTTAGACAGTCTCCAGTCTTTAAGGAAACTGCTCAATTCTATGAGAAGTATAAAGACTTCCAGAACATTCTTAATCAGGCAAAGGTATCTAACTATGCAGAACTCACCTCAAAAGGTGGTCTTGCTACTTTGATGCGTAACGAATTGCGATCTCTAGCAGAGGAATTAATGTTGCAGAACCAATCATTTAGTCGTATGTATTACGGCGTATTCGCAGGACAACTGGAGGACTAAATATGGCTGTTCCTAAGCAAAGTCAAGCAGCAAGTAATGCTGCACTTGGGTTATCCTCATCTGCATTTGCGACAATATCTCAAGTATCACAGGTTCCTGGCAATATCTATGCATCAACTAACAACTTGCTATCGTATGTAAGCACCACAGATCCTGCTGCAAAGGCTCTTGCTCTACAGAATATTCGTCGTGAGATGAGTATTGCAAACAGTGGCCCTAACGGTCAAGGTACGCAATACGAGTATTTGCAGACACTGCTTCGTTCAACTGGTTTCGTAAAAGACAAGACTCCTCTTGGAGTAGCAGGTCCAGGAGATGCTGCTGGTCTGGATAAGATCATCGGACTGGCTGTAGCGAATAATACAGACCCAGTAACCCTGCTAGAACTCTTCAAGAGAAGCGGTGTTGGCGGAACTGGTGGCGTTAAGCAACCAGATACTACCACTAAGTATAACAAGGCTGTCTCTACTGCTTTGCAGTTCAAGGATATTACAGACGCTAAGCAGGCATACAATGATGCTCATTTTTCAGCATACGGTTATTTTCCTCAAGAAACAACTTTCAAAAACTTTGAGACAGCCTGGAATGCAGAAGTAAAGCGTCAGAAGGCTACAACTACTACAAGCACTAAGACTACTTTCCGTCCAATTATTGATCCTAAGACAGGCAAGCAGACCGTTAATAAGGCTGGACAATTACAGTACGAAACCATCAACACTGGTACTACTACAACCTCTGGTGAAGGATTTACCGCAGAAGAACAACAATCTTACTTGGCTAACTACATCAGCCAGAACTTCCCAGATGTTTCTATAACTGGAAAAGAACTAGGCGGAGTAGCAAAGACTCTATATGATGCTATCGCTGACGCACACGCTAAAAACTTTGATACAGTCCCTGATCTATCTGCGGTTGCTCCAGTCATCAAAAATGCTATTGGTGCAAGTAACGCTAACCAGAGCGCAGAGATGCTAACTCAATACCGTAATAATATCCGCGACAAGATGGGTACTAAGTATATGAGTATCGCTGAAAGCCTAAAGGCTGGCAAGGATGCCATAGATGTTCTTAATCCTTTGATGGAGTCATTGACTAGCGCTTTAGAAACTAAAATTGGAATCACTGACCCACTGATGATTAAACTTGCAAACTTCAAAGATGAGAAGGGCGTATATCGCCTTCCAAATGAGTTTGAGATTAATCAAGCGGTTATCTCTGATTCGCGTTATGGATCTACATCCCGAGCAATCAACGAGGGCGTAAATGCTGTGCAATCCCTTCGTAGTAAGTTAGGACGATAATGGCTACCAAAGAACAGATTGCTAGAAAAAAAGCCCTTAATGCGGCTAATGCTTTATTAGCGCAAACAAAGACGCGACTCGCAACTGCCGAGACTACTAAAAAAGAACTAGAAACATTATCTACTGAATCAAAAGCAGCAGTTGTTGAGTCTAAGGCAATTGTTGAAGAAATAAAGGCTAGTACCGAAGCATCCGCTAAATTACTCGGCGGAAAGATTATCGATAATACATTTATACCTGCTCCTCGCACAGTAGTTGATGTTGTCTCTAATGGTGACGGAACATCAACGATTATTTATAGTGATGGCAGCAGAGAATTAATTGGTCAAAAGGTTGACACTACTGCACCTAAACCAACTACAAATATTGATATTCTAAAAGCAGGTCTTAGAGGGCTAGGATTCTCCACCACGGTTATTGACTCTTCTACTGGGTTCTTGAACAGCCTTCTTTCAGAGGGTCTTGATTATGATAATGCTACCGATGTCTTTTTGAACAACCAAGAGTACACACTCAAAAGCGGTACTAAGATAAAGTCTCCGTTTTACGCAGAGTATGGCTATCTCAACGAAGGACTTGCATCACCTAAGACTGCTAGCGAACTATACAACGCAGTAGAAGGCTACAAGATAGTCCAGCAGCGCTTTAATCTAGACAAGAAATTTATAACCCCAGACTACCTAAAAGACCTTGTTAAGAATAACGTAGATGCTCAGACTTTTGGTGAGCGCGCGAATATTGCTCGCCTTGCTGCAATCAATTCAGATCCAGTAAAAGTACAAACGTTAATTAAACTTGGAAACATTAAGGACGCAACTGGACTTACAGACTTCTATCTAGACCCTAAGATCGGTCAAGAAGTAATGCAACAGAACGTAAACACTGCTGCATTTGCTGCAGAAGCCGTTCGTCGTGGTCAGTCAGGTATCAATCTTGATACTGCATATGCTAAGCAGATGGGTGCAAACCTCACAGCCAAGGGACTTTCTGAGGCTCAGGTAACTGCCGTTGCTGCTCAAGGATACGAAACAATTGGTAAGCAACTTGATCCATTTGTTAAGTTAGAGCAGATTTATGGAGGAACTTCATCTGCTATGTCGAATTCCCAACTACGTGGCGATCTACAGAAGCAGTTGGAAGCCGAACAATTTGCTGGAACTGCATCAGAACTTTTAAGAACACGCACTGAACAAGAAGAACTTGCATTCAAGCGCAAGTCAGGAACAATCGGAGCAAGCCGTGGATCAGGTGGATCACTTGGTACTACAGGCATACCAGGCTCCTACTAAAAATAGAATCCCACTGGACCCATCGGCCCCAAGTGGTGTGCAAGACCGAGAGTACGAGCCAATATAGATCCCCATTTATATTGAGGCGTGCGACAACTACTAAATAAGGGAGAGGTTGCTATGAGCAACAACCGCGACAACATCAACTGGGAAACTGACGAAGAAGAAGATGATGACTTTACGCCATCGTTTGATTCAGATACTGACTTGGTTCGCAAACTACGCAAAGACCTCAAGCAGGCACAGAAACGTAATAGAGAACTAGAAGGCAGTCTTGGAGAACTCAGCAAGGCCCAGCGTGAGCGGATTATCAAGGATGCTTTTGCATCCAAAGGCGTGAATCCAAAAATTGCGTCATTCGTTCCACAAGATATCGATGCTTCGGAAGAAGCAGTATCTCAATGGCTTGAGACCTATGCAGATGTATTCGGAATTAAAACCGAAGAAAAGCAGGGTGTAAGCCAGCAAGATATTCAAAGTATGCAAAGAATGAATAACGCGTTAACTGGAGCAGAAGCGCCAGCAGCATCAGATGATCTTGCCAATCGCATTGCGAATGCAACTTCAGAAGATGAGATTTTATCCATCCTAAGCGGTCAGTAACCGCACACTACTAAGAAAGGGGATATCTCCAAATGGCAGATGTCTTTTCAACCTCGACCACTGGTTTAGGTTCCAATCTTGTAACTATGGCGTACGACAAGTTAATCGAAATGAACTTGCGTACAACACCACAGTTCCGCGCTATCGCGGACAA